AAAGGCAGGATCGGGATAGAGCGCTTGCCGGGTGTTGCCTTACCGTGGTGCCACATGAAGCTGGCTCCGGTCACATCGGCGTCGCCGCAGGCCTCCAGCCAGTCCTCGTACTGGGGGTCGCTTGAGTCAATCGAGGTGCCGAACCACACGTAGCAGTTCGGCGTCCACTCCATGTAGCGCCCGCGGTAGTCGGCATTGCCAACCTTCGATTCCGGGATGCCCTTCTTGTACTTGCCGGTGGTGTGGCCGAGGTTCACGCCGTTTCCGTCGATCACCTTCACCAGAGCCACATAGCCGGCCCCGGTCGTCATGTTCCCCTCACCGGCTGCGGCGTAGTAGTCCTCGGAGACCTTGAAATTGATGTCAGGGAAAGAGTTGGTCATCTCCTCCCGGTAGCTCTTGCTGCCGTCGTCGGCGTTGTCGCCGGTGATCAGCACCATTCCCTCAACTTCGCCGCCCTCGAACTGGCATTTAGCGCAACTCTGAAGGTGCAAGACGGGCGAGCCGTCGCTCTCGGGCCCAGTCCATGCGTCGATGTCCTTGATCTTGAGGGATGCGCAGTCCTTGAAGAAATTGCCGCTGACGTTCTTGCCCAGGCCAACTTGGGCGAGCTTGCCGTCCTTGACGCCCTCGAAGTAGAAGCCGTACTTCGACCCGGTGCACTTGATGTTCGATCCGCGAACCTGGCCGTTGCGGTACACATGGATGCTCGCCCCCGGCATGTTCATCACATGCAGGTCGTTCATCGTGGCGATGCGGTCGGTGCTGCGCGAGTCGTCGTCTGGGTCGTCGTCGGCAACGAACGAGATGCCGTGCCGTTCGTGGCCGGTTGGCTCATCGCCGCGGCGCCCGTCAATGGCGAAATTGGCGAACTTCTGCTGCTGGGTGATGCCGCCCTGTGCGGTCCCATCAGCGAGCATCGAAATCAGCGCGTCCGAGCCTGCAACCCCCTCCAGCGAGGCATAGTCAGAAATCAGGGTCGTGCTGGCAATGGCTCCGGACCCCTCAAGCGTCACCGAGCGAGAGCACTGGACAGGGCCAGTACGCAAGGCGCCGGCCGGCATCAATGTCGTGCCGCCGTACCCATACCCGAGCGGGCTGCCGTCTTCGTTGACCGCTGCGCTCTTCGCGGCAGTCAACGAAGCTTGGAAGGCGTCAGTCGAGAGCACGCCTTGGAAAGAGGCCTCATAGGCCGAGGCCGAAGGGTTGACCACGTTCGGCGCGACAACGTCGCCCATCCGAACGGTGACGTTCCGGTCCCCGACAGCGCGCGCGAGGTCGACTGCCGACACACGCAGTTCATCGCCGGGGCTGACGCTCGCCCCTGAAGACAGCTTCTTTGCCATCAGTCGATCAGCAGGTATTCGCCGCCGTCACCGCCGCCACCGATCCCGCAATCGCTGCCGCCATGCACAAGCCGGTGAAGGTCGTCCACATTCATCTGCGGAACCTGCGTGTTCAGGCGCTTGATGTAGCGCTTCGCAATCCGCGACCGAGCAACCACCGAAGGTGGTGCCTCTCGGTGGTAGTAAGGCGCCAGCATCACGGCCAGCGTGCTGACGAGGTACTCTTCGTACCCATCGGCCAGCGAGTAGTTGGTGGTCAGGTCAGCAAAGGACGACAGCCGCTGCTTCAGTGGCAGATAGGCCGTGTAGACAGCCTCTGGCGCCGGGTAGAACTTCAGCGTTCCCAGCACAGCCGAGGTGGCTTCGTAGTTGAAGTACCGCGGGACACCGGTCGACGCCTTCAGGGCAATCTCGCCCCAACGGTCGCGGTTCAAGCGCTCCAGCGGGTAATCAACATCGACGACGCGCACATAGGCGCCAAGCTCGATGCGGCTCGGCCTGGTGACAGCGATCTCTCCAGCTGCACCGATGGTGATTTCCGCCGCTGTCAGCGGGATGGCCTGGTACGACACCGCGAGCAGGAACAGCGAATCCGCCCCCAGCGCATCGACAAGCCGGTTGAGCACACGCAACGCGAGGTTGGCGTCTTCCGGCTCCAGTGCATCGGTCGGGTCGGTGATGCCGATCAGGCCGAGCGCGTCGGTGGCGATGGTGGTTGCGGTGGTCACTTGGCTTTCGGCGGGCGGCCGGGTTTGCGCTTCTCGGGCTCTTTGGGCTGCTCTTCTTGCTTGTCCCCAACGACTTCCCAGCCGTGCTCAAGGTCGGCCTTCAGCTCATCAGGGTGGTAGGCGTGCTTGTGCCCACCGGTCGGGTTGACCAGCAAAACAGGTTGCATAGAAAGAGGCCCCGAAGGGCCGGTTGTCAGGCTGGGATGACGGTCGGAAGCGAGCCTTCCGGACGGAAGATCAGCAAGCGAACTTCCTCCGAGCCCTCATCGATGGCGCCGGCCGTGGCGTTGACGACGGTTACCTTCACGGTGTGCTCGGCAGAGACACGAGCCGAGCAGATGCCCAGGCCGGCTTCGAGCGTGGTCTTCTCCACGATCACGAAGTCGCCCATCTTCACGCCCGGCGCAGCCAGCGTCACCTCGTCAGTGGTCGCGGCGGCCACAGAGGGCCAGTTCTTGGTCATCGTCATGGCGTACATACGCACGACGTTCCCGTAAGGGAGCATGGTCGACATGGCTTTTCCTTTCAGTGGAAGGCAGGGGCCGAAGCCCCCGCCATGTCATCAGGCACCGTAGACCACGCAACCCCAGTTGGGGCGGGTCACCTTCACCCCGTACAGGATGTCGAAGCGGCCGATGAAGTTGTCGGTCGTCACGTCGTAATCGCGGATGAAGCGAAGCGACAGACCATCCATCGAGGCGCGGTGCGACATGTCAACACCCTTCGGGATTTCCAGGTCCGCGGTCGCCAAGACGAGGGCGTCGCGGTGGAAACCAAGGTGGCGGGTGTACGAGGTCGAGGCCGAGCCGATCAGCGTCAGGGCAGTCGTGGTCGGGAACGTGGTCGACACGTTCTGGTAGGCACCAGAGGTGTAGATCGGTTCCGACAGCGTGAGGTTGCCCGCGCCACCGGCGTAGTCCGAGCCGACAGTGAAGGTCTTCAGCTTGCCGGTGGATGCCTTGGTGTCGGGGTTCACCTCGTACATGCCAGCGATGGTGAACTGCTGGCCGGCCTTCAGAGCACCGGTGCCGGTGATGATGGCGATGACCGCCGTGCCGCTGGTGTGGACGGTCGTGCCGTGCGTGGTGTACGAGGCACCGGCGCCATGCGCGATGGTCGGCAGGCTCTGGTCCATGTCGAACTTCCAGCCGGTGACCTTGTCCACCATGCCCGAGCGGTACTGCTCGCTGATCTGGCCGCCGGGGTTGAACAGGCCCTTCAGCGAGTCGGCCGTGGCCGCCATGCCGGTGGGGTTCAGGATCATCGCCCGGTTGCCGTCACGCGGGGCCGTCTGCCAGTCGAGCATTTCACCGGCTTGCGCGAAGGTGAGGAAGCTCGAAGGCGTGGTGCCCGGAGTGCCGACGTAGTTGGTGAATGCCTCGGCGCCCTTCAGGGCCACATCCGCAGCCACGTTCGAGGCAAGGACCGACATCGCCGGTTGCAGGATGCGCTCCGAGAAGTCGTCCAGGCTCAGCGTCAGCTCATCGCTGAAGAACTGCACCGGAACGTGCTTCTGCGTCGCCACAACCAGGGCGGTGGTGCGCTCGGTCGTGTCCTGCGGGGTGATGGTTCGGCCCGTGCCAACCGTGTAGCGGTTCGGCAGACGGATCTGAAGCGTGCCGCCGTTCTTGGCGCCGGTCTTGGCGAACCGGTCGTCGTACTGGCGGTTGACGTACTTCAGCGTCGAGTTGGCGTTCTTGAAGATGCGGAGGGCTTCACGAGTGATGTCGCCATCCGTTAGGGTCTTGATGGTATTGGCCATGATTCGCTTTCAGAGAGGGTCAGTACCCCCGCCGCGCCTTCAACTGCGACTCACGACGACGCACCCATTCATCCATGGGTAGGTCATCGGAGAGCTCTTCAGTCGAAGCCGTCGCGCGCACTGGCGTGAGCGGCTTTGGGGCGGCGCTGGGCTTGGGCGTCTTCGCCGCGGCCAGCTCGGTTTCGAGCTTCGCCAGGCGTCGGGCGGCTTGTGTCGGCGTCAGGCCGCTGAACTCGTCGGCGACTTCCGGGTTCTTGCCGATGTGGTAGAGCACTTCATGCGGCGCGTCGGCTTCGAGGAACACCGCGAGCAGCGCCGTCGGCTGGCCCTTGGAGTTCAGAAGCCCGAGTTCTTCAATCGCCGTGTTGCAGGCGGAATCGAAGCCCTCCAGCGCCTTGCCTTTCGCCAGGGTGTCGCTTACCTTGCGTTGCAGCGTCTGCTGCTCCACAAGCTCGCGGGCCTTGCGTTCGGCAAGTGCTTCCACATCGACGCTTTCCGGCGTCTCTGCGGGTTTTGCGGTCTGGCGTAGTGCGGCCAGTTCACGCTCTGCCTGCTCTCGTTGAGCACGCTCGGCGTACAGGTCGCGGGTTCGCTTGTCGATGCGGCGTTGCAACGCCTTGATCGCCTTCGCTTCCTTCTCGGCCTCGGTTTCGACCGGTTCGGTTTCGGGCGTCTCAGGCGTTAAGGCCTCGACGTGTTCCTGTTCGGGAACTTCAGGCGCGGGAACTTCTACCGCGGCGCCAGAGGCGGTATCAATGTCAGTGGTCATCGAGGTGATGAGTCAGGCCGAAGCGCCCCGGCCAGTGGGGTTGCGCCGAGCGACGCGGAAAAGAAAAAGGCCCGCGCTAGGCGGGCCTGGAAGGTCGGCAACTGCTACCGACTCGGGAGGAGTCAGGGGAAGGCGCGGTTCGCCCACACAGAGGCGAAGCTTCGATACACCTTCAGGTCATTGGTCGTGATGGCGGCGTCTGAGCAGATCGACAGCACACAGGTCTGTCCGTTCATCGGCGTGCCGCCGAACGTGTAGTTCGTGGTCGACTGCGCGTGCAACGATGTCACCTCACCGGTCAGCGTCCAGCCGTAGAAGTTCGGCGTTCCGTCGCTGTTCATGGTCACTTGCAGCCGGTCGGTCGAGTCAACGATCTGCATGCCGTGGTGGGTCGTCCCAGCCACGGCTACGAGAATCGGCTTGTTCGATGCGTTGTTCTGCCCTGCGCCGGCCCCCTGCGCGCCAACCCCGAGCAGCCGGTTGGCCAGCCCGTACTGGCCTGCCACGATGGCGCCGATGGGCGAGCTGATCGCGGGCGAGCCGCTGCCGTCCGAGTTCTGAGCCACACCAGACAGGTTGTCGGTGATGTAGTGCGCCTGTCCGGCCCGGCGTCGAACACGGGCCATCGCCAGCGCCTCACGTGCGCTCATGCCCTCCATCACGTATTCCATCCACCGCACTACATCGGCGTGCTCTTCGGTAGCGTTTGTCTCTGCGTCGTAGGCGCAGCACCGCTCCGGCACACCGCGCGCAGCGTAGGCAGCGGCAGTCAGTCGGCCAGCATCAGGGAAGTGAACGATGCTGTTGCCAGCAATTCCGTCCCAGGTGGTCAGCTCAGCCGCAGAGATCGTCTCGCCCAGGTAAGCAGACTCGTGCTGCATCACAACCTGCGGCAGCGTCGTCGCGGTCGGGATGGCGTCGATGGCGTCGAACCACAACGGGTTGTCCGGGTTCGTGGCCAGAATCGTCGCGTGGTCGGCCGGGTCGATGTAGAGATCGCAGAAGCCTTGAACGCTGTACGCGACCTGCGAGTTGAGAGTGAACAGGCCCTTCAGCAGGGAGGATTGACGACCGGCATAGGTGCTGGCGTTGCTGTTCGCCATGTCCGGTTGCACGGCCTGCCAGAAGGCCAGGTTGCCGCGCGAGCGGCAGTAGGCAAAGAAGTTGTCACGATCCAGGTCGAGCGCATCGTGCAGCGCGCGGATGTACTGGATGGCCAGGCCGCAGTCAGTGTGCGGGCAACCCTCGGACTCGTTTGTCACCGGGTGCCGGAATTCGACCGAAGCGAAGGCATAGCCAGCGGTCAGCGCGGGCTGCTTGATCAGCGTATCGATGTCGCCGCCGCCGGCAACGATGTGGTCGTTTCCGTTGGCGTGGAAGAAGATCAGCACCGGGTAGCCGTTCACAGGCGCTGCTGACGATGGGATGGCGATGTCCAGCACCTGGAACGTCACCGCGTCGCCGCGGGTGGGCTCTTCCCATGAGGCCGAACCCCATAGAACTTCCTCCCAGGTGGTCGCAGAGGTCTGGAAGTCCTCGATGTCGGCAAGCGTCAGGGCAGCAGGCGCAACGCCGCTCCTGGCTCGCTGCCCGACACCGCGGATTCCGAGTCCGATCATGCGTCAGGCGTGATGTAGAGAGTTCCCGAGCCGCTGGCGGTGATCCCTGACAGGCGGTCGCCGGCCTCCCAGCCCTTCATGCGGTAGGCGATGTTTGCCAGGATGGGCATGCAGCTCGTGGTCGCGGCGGTCGAGGCACCAGGCGCCGCGCTGCGGATCACGAAGCAATCCACCGTCGATAGCACCACCGCGGAAGGCGAGTGAATCGGCGCCGAAGATGCCGTTGAGGTGCTGAGCGCAACGGAGATCGTGCTGGCGCTCTTCGGGACGGTCAGGCTGTACTCGGTGACTTCCATCACATGCCCTCAGGCAAAGAAAAACCGCCCTGAGGCGGTTCGGTGGGTTGCGGCTGTTCGTCGGGCGGCTGGCCCGCTGGAGGCAAGGCAAGCGCCTGCCTCATCGTCTGTAGCATCAGAGCCTGTAACTGCTGCTCATTGATGCCGGAGGCTTGCTGCGGCTGCTCGCCCTCTGCTGTCGGCTGCGGCTTGTTCGCAGCGGCCAGCACACTCATGCGCTCGGTCACCGCCTTGTAGCCGTTCGTCAGCATGTCGGCGTAAGCCTTCTCCTTCTCGATCTCCTTGCTCTCGGCCTCGGCGGCGGCGTTCTCCAGCGCCTGCGAAAGCTGCTGGATCTGCTGTTGAAGCATCTGGATCTGCTGCTGGGCCTCGGGCGGGATGTCGGCCTCTTCGTCCTCAAGCGACTTGATCTCAGGCGGCAGCATGGCCTGCAAGCGCCGGGCGATCTTCTCTGCGTCCGGCCAATCCTGCATCTTCACCCACACATCGCCCAGCATCGGCAGCAGGTTCGGCGCCGCCTGGAGCATCTGCGACAGTTGCTCGGCCGTCTCCTGGCGTTGAGTGGTGTAGCTCGGGCCAGTCTTCACGCGAACGTCATAGGCGCCGACGTTCGGGTTGATGGCGATCACCTTCTTGCCCTGCTTCTTCGCAGCATTGGGCATGTTCGGCATCACCTCGACGAAATCCTGCTCCCCGTTCTCGCCCACGATGCGCGCCATGCGCTGCGTGTCGTAGATGCGCGGGATCATGTCCACCACCACGCGCCCGAGCTGCTCAATGGAGCGGCTCAGGTTGTCGATGAAGTGGAATGTTGCGGTGTCGCCCTCTTGCTGGCGAGCACGAATGGCCCGTCCGCTGGTCTCGTTGCCCTGCTGGCCCAGGTTGGCCTTGAACATGCCAACAGACGACTCCATCGCCTGCGAACTGTAGCCCAGCAGTTCGGCCCAGCCCTGGCTCATCACCGGCGGCTGAGCGCGCGAAGGCACCGGCAGCGGCTCGCCAGATTCGGGGTCGCGGGCGTTGAACGGCAGATAGGACGGGTTGCCACTGTTCGCAGTGCGCCACTCGTCTTCCCAGCCCTCGATGGCCTCAGCAGCAGCCATGAACGGCGCCTTCGGCTGCAACGCCACGCCTTCAGCAGCGGCGCTGATCGCGTAGTTGTGGAAGCGCTGGCTGTCCATCATCTGCCGGACCATGCCAGACAGGTAGCGCTTGCCGTCGATCCACAGTTCGTGCCCCATCACAGGGATCACAGGCAGGAACTGGCTCGGGAAGTCGGTTTCCTCCAGCACATCAGCGCCGGACACCTTGCACCACTTCACCCGGCGCTTGGTGCGCTCGAACGTGCCGACGACAGGAGCCTTGACGCCGGTCTTCTTCGCAGCGTCCCAGTATTCCTCTTCGCTGAACGACATGCGCTCGCCGCCCAGGTCAACGATCACCGCGTTTTCAACGTCCTCCACAACCTCGAAGTACTCGCACACCCGCACGAAGTCATCCGTGAACCAGCCGGCCGTCTCGCTGTCGAAGCTCTGGAGCTTGCCCTTCGGGAACACCGCCTTGAACGCCCGGTGCGTCATCAGCGTCTCGACGAACGCATGCATGGCGTCGGAACCATCAGGCTCCGTGCTGTTCGGGTCCATCAGCACCGACAGCGGGTCGTGCACGCGCACAATCCGAATCTCTTGCTCGTTCGTCTCGGGCCGCATCACCTGCGGGATCACACGGAAGAAACCCAAGCCTGCGCGTACAGCGTGCTCCAGCGCAGTGTCAGTGGCGATCCCGGAGCGCGACACATACTCGATGTGCCGAACCATTCCGTCCAGCTTCTGCGCAACATCAGGGTCAGCCTGCGAGTCAGCGGGAAGGACGTTGATGCTCGGCTTGTTCTGCCGGCCATCGTTCACCACCTGCTGGATGAATTGGTTCGTGCGGTCGAACGTCAGGCAAGGCCGGCCCTTGCGCGCGGTGACAGCGAGGTCATCCCACTGCTTTGGGCATGCGGGATTGGAGAACTCCATGTCCTCGCGCATCCTCGCGTGCTGCTCGCGCATGGCATCCGCCGCATCCTTGTATCGCTCGCGGATGCGGGTGAGGGTGTCTTGAGGCACTTACTTGTCCGAAAAGTGCTGCGTGATCCACGCCAACAGCGATGTTGCCCGCGGGTCGTCGCTCATCGTTTGCCCATAGCCAAGCTCGTTGAAGACCAGGGCCTTGCGGGTGCCGTTGCGAAGGTCATTCGAGTAGACAACGAACCCGTTGCCCACCCTCAGAATGGTCACTTCGCACGAGCGCTCGAACTCTAGTGTCTCGGGTATGCGTGCCATGTTTCAGTTCGCCATCCAGCTTTCGGGCCGAACGGGCTTGCTTTCCTTGTGGGGCTTCTTCGCGGCGTTCTTCAGCTGGTCAGCGCACACAGCCAGATAGCGGAACGCATCGGCACCGTGGCTGAACTCGTCGTGCAAGGGCGCCCCGGCTTCCCCGGTCTTCTGCCCGATGTTGCGGCGGTAGCGCTTCAAGCACTCCACCAGGCGCGCTGTCTTGTCCTTGTCGAACCACACGCGCTCGAACACTTCGCGGGCCGCCTTGATGCCGCCCTCAACGTCCATGTTCGGCGTGCGCGACACTGAGCGGCCCATGGCCCGCAGCATCTCGTCGGCGCTCTTGCCGGTCTTGTAGTCCTTGGCGAACCCGTCGTGAGGTAGCCAGTCGTTGCCCCAGTTGTAGGGCTTTGCCTTGAGCATCTCGACGTAATCCGACAGCTTCTTGTGGCTGTCCTCGATGTCGTCGACCACCCGAATCTCGC